TAAGCAATATCACTCAATACGATTGGTTGATTAATCTGCCATTTTTTAATATCAAAATGTTTCTTAACTGCCTGTATCGCTCTAAACAATACTTCGTTTTTATTAAATCCTCTACGAACAACAATACTAAACCTTACACCAATATTAATAATGTATGCGTCTTTAAGATTAATCGCATCCGTTAATACTCTGTATTGTGAAAGATATATTCTAATGTTTTCTTTTACTGCTCGGTTCAATTGAACTAATTTTCTTCCAGCGTCATATCCTAACATATACATATTTAATGCTAATGGGTTAGGAATAACATCAATCGCATTTATTCTTTGAACCTTTCCGTCAATTATTTCTAATTGTCCTTCTTGTTCTAATTGTTCATCTTGAACAATATATGCTTTTGCTACATTACCATATTTTTGTGGTAAAGAATAAACTCTTGTTATGTAGTCTTCTTTTGTTACTGCACGATTTTGTGCATTAAAGAAAGCACTTGCATTTAGTTTTATATCTTCTAATGATTCTTGACCTGAACCACCTGTTGCTCTTTCCAAATTAGTAACTTGAATACTATCTTCTACGGTTTGTTGTGTTGCTGCAACTAAACCTGTTTTAGAATTTGTAAAACTTAAATTCTTAAATGCATTTATAGAGTCTACTGGAACATTGTGTTCTATTCTACCACCATAATTATATTCTACCGTAAGTGTTGTATTAGCAGGTGCCAATCCAAATGTTTGTGTCTTCATAAAATTACTTGGGTCAAATGATTCATCTAACCTCGTAACACCCATACCTAATGATGAACCAACATTATCTGGATTTGGAATTAGTTCTTCGTCTGCATTTTCACTAACACCACTACCAAATCTCAACTCCATTTTATTGTCTTCATCAACTCTCGTTGTAAATCGTCTTGCAGTCTTAATTAGTTTTAATAAGTATGGTGAGTCATTTCTATATTGTGAAAGACTTGGGTCATTAGTGCTTGTATTTTCTTCCGTTTCATATACGGTATCTTGTGCTAAGAAAGGAACTTCATAAAATTTATTTCCTGTTGAATCTGTTACTGAAATAATCTCTGTAACTTTTTCGTTTGATAATTTTACTGCGTCAAACTTTTTGGCAGTTCCAAATGTAAATGTTTCTGTTTCTCTTGTTCCTGATTTTGCTAATGCTTTTTTAGTCAATCTAAAATTTGTAGGAATATTACCTGATGTAGGTATAAGTGGTGCTATATCCATTGTATCCAATGAACTTGACACCTTAAAGTTAATATCATCTAATATTGTAAATTGTGTTCCATTACTTGCAACTACTTGTGAGTTTGCTTCTACCTTTCCTGCGTAATCTAAGTCTGCTTGATAAGTATTTGCATTTATTGTTTTAGCAGGAACATCAATACTAATAGTTAGTTCCACCGTAGATGGTGTTGCTAAACTTGGTTTGTATCCAAATGATTGTGCAATTTCATAAATACTTTTTCTTTCTTCTGCGTGTTGTAATAGTGTTTCTCTAAATTGATTATCAACATAGTAATTTAATACATCACCGACATATGCAGCCATCTCAACAAACATCATACCTGGCGATGCTTCATTAAAATCATTGTATGATTTAGGGAAGTAAGTTTTTGCAAACTCAATAAGATTTTGTCTTATATCACGAAAATCTCTACCGAGATAATCTACCTCTTTTTTAATTATTTTTTTTCCTACTCCGTAGTCTACTTCTTTTGGATTTGCTATCGGCATTAATTGTCTCCAATGTTAAAATTAAATGTTATGGTGTCAAATGTGTCTGGCTCTATTGATACTGAAAATTCTAATGATACATTAACTTCATTAGTATTTGGAATTGCTGAAACTAATAATTCATTTATAAGAATATAAGGTAATTGTCTATTAATTGCCTCTCTTATAGTTTCTTCTATATCTTCATTTGTTGCAGATTCACTTGCTTCAAATAATAAGAACTTTAATCGTGAACCAAACTCTGGCTGAAATACTCTTTCACCAGGAGTGGTGAGTAAAAGATTTCTAATATTAGACTTTGCTTGTTCTAATACTGTTTTGGTTTGATTAAAGAATCCCTCTTGACTTCTACCTAATGGAAATCTAATCCCTACATATAAGTCATCATTTCTATCTATTTCTCTTACACTTGCCATTTATCGTTAAGGTCTAAAACCACCCTCACCCTTTTTCTTTTTATCTATTGCTTTTATAAGTCCAGAATAATCACGAGTTAATGCATTTACAACTCCTTCAGGAACTGAATCTACACTTGCTCCTGCTTTTTTAATTGTATCTACTGCTGCCATCTCTCGTGCTACTTCTTTATTTTGACCTCTACCTAAATCTCCATACCCTAATACTTCGGCCATATTGTCACTACCTAATACACCACCGCCTAATGATGGGTATTCTTCAGTTTGAGTTGAACCTAATGGATTTGTATTATTCAATACTTCGTTTAACGCTTTGTTTTTTGAGTATTGTTTTTTAGGTTTTTTCTTAATTACCTTTTTGGGTTTAGGTTTAGAAATTGTTTCTGATAAACTAATTTCTTTATCTTCATTAATAAATATCTCTGTCATTTGTTTTTTAACTTCTTTACGGACAACTAATTCTATTATTTTTATTAACTCTTTTTTCTTCATTACCACTCCTATTGTGTTTCTACTTTTTTACTTAAGATTGTGTTTAATCTTCCTTTAATGGAACTTACATCTCCTGCTAACTTTGCTCCTTTAGCTGGCAAAGTCTTTGTTGTTAGTCCTGTTCCAAATGTTATTAACGATTGTGATAAATCGTCTAACAAACTTTTTAATGTATTACCTAATGCTACTGGCTGTCGTGAACCACCTCCGTGTAGTTTGACTTTACCATTATTAGCAATTACTTCATTATTGTTTTTTGCTCTCGTAATAATATTATTTTCTGCTCTTGCTTCTATACTTTCTTCTTCGGCAAGTGCTTTAATATTTTTTTTAGCTTTAATTCGTATATCTTTTTCTAACGTAGTAATATCTATATTTTCAGTAATAGCTTTTACATCAACATTTTTCTCACCTTGTAAATAAACTCCGTCCAATAAAGAACCAACTAAAAAATTATTATTAGAAAATAATGTTGCATTACTTTTTGCATTTATAACTACTCTATGTGAATCAAAAATAATGTGGGGCTCCGTTGTAGTTATATCATCTTTCAGTTCGTTAGAAAATTTATCTAACATAACATTACTTGGTTCTTGATACCAATCTTCAAAATCTATTTCTTCGTTTGAAGTAATTTCTATTGAAGAACTTATTGCACTTAAATAAATATTAGGTGAGTCTTTAAAGTCTTCTCTAACTTCTCTTAAATCTCCTGATTCATCTAAATCATTATATTGATTACTACCTAATTGTATATAGTTTCCAAATCTACCTTGTATAAAAGTATCGCCCTCGTTGGGTTGTATTTTATAATGTTGATTATCTCTAAAGTAATCACCTCTCACATCTTGTGATTTTTGAAACCCATCCATATCACTAAGATTAAAATCAGAAGTATTTAGTTTAGCTAATGGGTCTACAATACTTCCACCTGCTTTTGCTCTAACAAGTGATTGTGGTAAATAATATCTTTCACCAAAAAAATCAAAACCAAGAACTACATCTCCCGGTAAAGGCATTTGTATAATGTTTGCACCTATCGGTCTAAACTCGCTCAGTCTACCAATAGATAAATCTTGTTCAGAGTAAACATATCTACCAATAATTCTACCATAGTCAATTGATTCATTTTCATCTTTTAAAATCTCAACGACTTCTAATGGTTCTATTTGGTGAAACACTTCTTTTTGAAGAAGTTGTTTTACTTTAACTCTTAAGTTATCTTCTGTGACTAATCTATTTGATAATGGATTAGATTCATTAGTTCCCTTTTTTAGAGAATCGAAAAATGCCATTTTAGCTTTCCTTACTGATAGAACTTTCTATTTCGTCTTTTTTGATTTGTAACTCTTGAACATCTGTTTCTATTGCATTCATCAGTTGTTCTTTTTCTGCTTCTGATAAACCGAACTCACCCTCATCGGCTGATATTCTTTTTTCAGCTGCTGTAATTCTTTGAACGATTGTTGCTAACTTAACAAGTTGTTCGTCGTTCTTTACATTGATTTCTAAATACTCTTTTAGCATAGGAACTATCTGAACGGCTGTATCTCCGTCCTTGATAAACCCCACTACCTCTTTCATCAATACTTCTAATTGTTGTTTATTAGTTTTGGAATTATCATATATGTCTTTGAAGACATCTGATAAGGTTTTACCCTCGAATATTTCGTAATCTTTTGCCATAATTTTGCCTGTAATTTACCTAATAATAAATAGTTGAATGTCAAAAAAGAGTGATATATATTTATATACCATTTAATTTTTTGTAGATTGATGTATAGTTATTATACGACTACGGAATTTGTAGTCTTTTAGATGAATAAAAAGGGGAAACTAAGATGAAAAATACTATGGCTATGATAGTAGATGTGGTAGCAGGTCTTAAAGATGTGCTATTATCTATTATTGGTCTTGGGGTTCTCGTTCAACTGATTTTTGTTGGCGGGTTCTTCGGTATGGACATTATTGGTAATCTAATCAATTTAGTGAATTTATTTGCAACAAGTGGATTCGCTGGATTTATATCACTATTGGTGATATTGGGATTACTCAATAAATAAAGGTGGACTTAAAAAGGGGAATAGAAATATTCCCCTTTTTTATTCTAACTATAAGAGTCATTTAAGAGTTTCTCTATATCTTCTCTTTTAAAATAAATTTTATTTCTAATCTTCATTTTAGGAATAACTCCCTCTTCATTTACCCATCTATTTAAAGTAGATTTAGATATACCAAGATATTCTTTTACTTCTTTAGATGTCATTATGTTTAATCGTTTTGACATATTACCTCCTTTCTTTATACAACAATATATAAAGAAAAATCGTATAGTTCAAGTAAAAAATGCAAGTAACATATACGCTAATCTAAAACGATACTAAAAGATTTATCATCAGTAGATAATCGTAAAGTATCACCAACCATAGATTTTGTTGGTGCAATCATATTACTTATTTCTCCAAATATATTTGAGTAACTAACTTGATTAGTTGTTGGAACTTCATATCCATTAAACCAAGTAATGTAAGTTGTATCATAACTGACATATACTAAATCATCTGTTAAACCTCGTCTAACAACATAACCTAATGTATCACCAATAAACCAATATAAATTACTTTCCCACTCAACTCGGTGTGCCTCAATCGGGCCATACATATCTCCAACATAACCACTAACTCTATGTAGGGTTTGGACATTTGTTCTATCAAGTTCTAAATGATAATAACCATTTTCGTCCATTGGTAATCTCATATCATAAGTTATCTCTGGTGTTCGTTCAACCCATTGAGTTGTATTTTCACAACCAACTAAAAACAATAATAATATTATAAGTTGTCCCAAGAGCCAGTCCATTTTGTTTCTATTGAGCCAGTAGTCAAATAATTGTGTTGTAGATTAACGTGATGTTTCTTCATCACATTAACAACACGAGTAATGTGTTGTGTATTTGAATTGGTCATTTCTCTAATCATAATGTATAGAGCTTTCTTATTGAAGTTGTCAATGTTCTCTCTCTTTTCCATTAGATACAATACTGCATTAGCAACATCAATATCTTGTTTTCTCTTAAAGATTGTTGTTAAGTTATTAGTCCAATATTCAATAAACAAATCAACATACTCTTTCTTTGCTTGAAGTAAATCGTCCCTTGATGATTCAGATATTGGGTCACGTTTGTAATCAGTAACTTCCTCACTATCGGTTTGTTTCATCTTCTTGTAATTATTGTTGTTGTGTAGAATCAAATAGTTCTTAGCAACAATACTAAAGTATGAGAATGCTTTACCCTTACCCTCAGTAAATTTATGCATATTCATATATAAGAAACTTAC